GCAAAAAAATTTTCGTTTTTTACAAAATAGCCTATATTTGCACCCGAAAAACGGCCTCGTGGCGCAACTGAATAGCGCATCTGATTACGGCTCAGAAGGTTCCAGGTTTGAATCCTGGCGAGGTCACACCCCCGAAACCCCACTAACAGTGGGGTTTCTTCATTTTTAGCCGGAAAAGTTTTCTTCTAAATTTCTCCAAAACTGGTAAAAAATGGTCAAATTTCGCACATTTGTTTACGCTATGTTTACGACAGCATGAAAGGAAAGATCAAATTGTACAAGAACGATGGTGAAGGTGAGCAGGGCTTTCCTGTAAAGATAATTCTTTCTCATGACCGAAAAACCAGAAGGAAAACAATTGCTTATGCAAAGGAATACGAGTGGGATGAACACTATAACTTTCCTTTAGGATCTCATCCGGATTACGAAGATCTATATGACCAGATCAGTCAGGTAAAAAAGAAGTTCGGCACCGGGTTATTTCGGGATCTGGAAGATTTTGACCAGGCTTTTGAATTGCTGCAGGGTTCTCCTCGTAAACAAAGTTTACGATTCCTGGATTATGGAGAAGAAAGAGCTAAGTATATGGACCAGGTAGGCCGCAAAGGAAACGCCCGGGCTTACCGTATTGCACTCAAAGAACTCAGGAAGTATAATTCAACTAAAAGCCTGCAGGATATTGACAGGCAGTTCCTGGAAGGTTTCAAGCAGTACAAGAAAAGCGAGGGGTTGAAAAATACATCTGTTCGGAATTACCTCTATGAGCTTCGGGCCATCTACAACAATGCAGTGAGAGCTGGGATAATTGAAGACAAGCGGCCTTTTGTAGGACTGTTCAATGATCTGCCGGTAAGGAAGCGCCGGGCTCGGAATGCTTATTTGGAAAAAGAAGATATCCAGAAGCTGGAAGAGGCAGATTTTAGCCAATTGAACTACAACCGGGCAAAAGATCTTACTTTGCTGCAGTTCTATTTTTGTGGAGCTGACTTCATGGATGTATGTTACTTAAGAAAAGACCAAATACACCACGGTCGGGTATTTTTAAAGCGGGCGAAGCTGGGAGAAAAGGGATATGAATTTGATTTATTGCTTCACCCCAAAGCTGAGGCTATTATCAATAAGTACCAGGGTAAAGATCCTGTTTATGTTTTCGACTGGCCACGAAGTGAAGCCGGATATCGAACGTTCAGAGTGAAAATGTACCGGGCTTTGCAGCAGGTGAAAAAGAAATTAAAGATCGAGCTCAGCCCAAAGGATGCTACTTTTACGCTAAAGGTGATGCGGCATACTTTTGCCACGCATGGAAAGTTTGCCAGGATCGAAGAAGATCTGCTCCGGGAACTCATGGGTCACGAAAGGAATGATATTGATACGGTGTATAAAGATAAGTACCCGGAAGCTCAGCGCGACCGGGCGCAAAGAAGTATTATTGAATAGGAATGTTCTGAAAAACCTTCTCCTCTACTCCAAAAATCCAGTTGGCATTTACCTTGTACTTCTTTACCGCTCTTTCAATATGGTCGGGCGTGAAATGCTTCTCCCCTTTCTGAATCTTGTAAAGGTTCTGCTTCAATATTCCAATAGCCTCACAAAACTCCGTTCCAAATTTGATCCTGCCGGAACTCTTCAGGATGTCGATCAATTGAAGCATTTGTTTATCGGCTGTGGGCATAGCTATTTTCCAAAAAGTTTGTCTACTTTCTTTTTATTCAAAGGAGTTGAAAGACCAAAGATTTCACCATTTTTGAGAGGATCATGTACAAATTGAAAGTTTGTAGCTCCTAACATTCTGGTAAATTTTAGCCAAATAAAGCTTTCCGGTAACTCAATCATTATATCCTCTTTTGGAGGATTATCCCAACTCTCTATTATGAGATCATAAAGCTCATTAAAAGTCTGCTCATTCATTGAGAAGCTTTTAAATTCGTCAAGCTGTTGATACTCCATATCCTTATAAAGGATAGTGTAATCTTCCCCTCTTTTATAAGATTCCATGTAGGTATCAAAAAGAACCTTCACTTTACCAATTTCTTCTTTTGGAGATGTTTCTACGACATTTAACTGGGAATAACTTAATCCGGTAGTTAAAAGAAATGCGCTGATAAGTAATATTTTTTTCATGATATTTTTTAGTTAAAATGTTCGTTTAATTACCTTAAAAATTTGATATACATCGTTAAGATTAAGCTTAAAATCGCCATACTCTGGACTTGGATTTCTGCTGTGACAAGTGATGTTTCCCGTGTTGGGATCATAATCAATAATGTCTTTGTGAAAAATGTTTTGCTTACTCAATATTATCCAACCATATTCAGTGGGGTAAAATCCATCTTTCCAATGATGTCGGCCCAGTTCTCTCCCTAAAACTTTAGCTCCATCCTTGGTATCATCAATCAGACCACCATTCATACTATCCCCTTTTATTCTAAAAGCTTTATAATTCCCAGACCCGTATTTATCCACATTAAAAGAAGTAGTTTCAAAATCCTGCTCTACTGTTCCGGCTTCAACTGACTCCAGATAACTCGCAAACGCCTCAAAGGGTATTAATTCAATTTTAATATCAAATGTTCCATCTGATCGTTGAATAAAACCGTTTCCATTCTTGTTGTAGATCGGTTCTTCTTCTCCGTTTTCAGCACTCAATCCTTTTTTTGTGATTACCTCCTCTAAAGCATTTTGTAGTATTGGTGCTTTTTTCTCAGGCACCATTTCACTATTCTCATATCCGTAAATCGTATTCTTGTGCATTCCAACAAGTTGAGCAAGATCCACTTGCTTTAAACCCGCCTTTTCCCTCAAGTTCTTAAGTTCTTGTCCGGTCATAAAATTGTGAATGTGAAATGTTAAAATTTACATTTTTGTGATGCAAATATTTTGCAGTCACATTTTTGTGATTATATTTGCTGTATCAATGTAACAAAGTAAAGCTAAAAGGCGGAATAAAAAAAGGTCACCCCCCGAATTTGATACGATTGTACTATGGAATTGACAGAAACAGAATTTAGGGTAGCGGAATTTGTAGCAAAAGGATTTAGTGAAAAAGAGATTGCTAATCAAATGTACATCAGCCCTATGACAGTGCATAACCACACCTACAGGATCAGAAAAAAATGGAATGCCAGGAGTGCGGTAGATGTGGCCCGAAAATTCATACTGGCCAATCCGCAAAAGTTCTTCACCGTAATGGCCTTTTTGACCATCCAGCTTCACATTGTTTTTCATTGTGCAGATATGGACCTGAGAAGACCGGCGAGAACTTCAGTAAGAACAGTAAGAACCTCAAGAAAAAAATAATGACAGCACAAGCAAAGAAAATCCAAACTGAGACTATCCAGATAGGACAAGTCCTGCCTGATACTATCAAGTATCACATCAAAAAGTACGTGAGCCCTACAGATTACGGGTATGTTGGGTACAAGCACAAGGTGAGTGCTGGCACGATAGACCGTGTTTTTCGCAACACAGAAACAGGGATTATCCCCGTATCTGAGAAAACATACCCGGCCGTCATGGAGCTTGCTGAAATGGCTTTGAACCGCATTGAGGCTGAGGTTGATGATGCTAAAATCTCAAGAAAGACACTTACAAAACTGCTTAAAAATTAATTATGGAAGGACTTGTAAACATACCCGAGCTGGTCAGCTACATGAAGAAAGAGGGATTGGTATGGGCCAAGGAAACCGACCTGAAACCTCTGAAGCTGAAAGAGCGCTACATGCGAAAGAAATCCCTCACCTATAAGGAAATCGCAGATGCTCACCTGTGGGGTGATATCGGAAAAAAAGCGGTGGAGGCTATTGCAAAGAAAGAATTACAACCTCACGAAAAGTTCAAAGCGGGAATTGCTTTCAAGATCCATAGATCTGCAGTTGAACGCATTGCTAAAAACCGAGGAACACTATAAAAATTAGAACTATGGACTTAAAAGAATTTATGCCTTCTGAAGAAGAAAGGATTGAAACTAAGGATTTTATCAATTCAATCAAAACGATTGAACAACTTGAGAAAGTAAAGGAAGCCTGGGAGAATTTACCTAGTGGAAAGTTTGGATGCCCTCAAAAAATCATTGTCTTAAATCAATTGCTACCAATAGCAAGATTAGTAATTGACATGAAAAAATCGGCAGGACCTAATCTCAAATTTGAATCCTTTGTCTATGATCTTACAGCAAAAAAAATCAGCATAAACCTAGAACTATAAAAAAAAGCCATCGTGCGGATGGCTCTTAAACTGAGTATAAACCCAACAATGTTAATTATGAAATCAAAAGTACTGAAAAAAATCCTAATCGGAAATCCTCTCGCAAATTTTGAGCTGTGGGATGATTTGAAAGAGCACAACCAGATCAAGACTCCCGAGGAGCTGGTAAACTTTTATCACAAGATGCTGGATAAGCACAAGGATCGCAAACTGATTTACCACTACATCATGGTGATGATCTCCTTCTCATGTGGAGTTGATGTGAACCAGAAAATCCCATCAGCACTATGAAACTAGAGATCATTTTTAAAGACGGTCGATGGCTTGTCAATGGGAAAAGACTGCACGAGCTGAACGCCCAGGAGCAGCAATTTATGAACGACTTCTTCCGGGAAGTAAAATTAGGAGAACATGAATACGCCGCTTGAGATATTCAACCAAATCGACATTGAGAGCATTTACTCTTTCGCTGTCATAGGATTTGTAGTAGGAGCCGCCATCATCATTATCGACTGGCGAAGAAAAATCAAAAACCAAAATTTTTAGTCATGAGCAGACCTATTGATATAACTGGTGAAAAATTCGGAAAGCTTACTGCTATTAAACCTGTAGGAAACAACAAGACAGGCCAAAGAATATGGCTGTGCCAATGTGAATGTGGTAATGAAAAAGAAGTTTTAATGGGTTCGCTTAGATCTGGAAATACTTCAAGTTGTGGCTGTATCGCCCGTGAAGTACTAATAGAAAGAAACCTGGTGCACGGTATGAGCAAAGACAATCGACTCTACAACATCTGGTGCCGCATGAGACAGAGGTGTAATACTTCTACTTGTAATGATTATAAAGATTATGGCGGTCGTGGTATTAGAGTTTGTAACGAATGGAATTCATTTTCTGCTTTTAATGACTGGGCAAGATCTAACGGTTACAAAAAGAACCTTTCGATTGATCGAATAGATTCCAACGGGAACTATGAACCTTCAAATTGCCGATGGGCTACTAATAAGACTCAGGCTCGCAATAAGCGAAATAACCATTTTATCTCTTTCAAGGGAGAAAAGAAAACGCTTTCTGAATGGAGCCATATTACAGGTATAGACACTTCCCTTATCCGGTACAGACTCAAACAGAAATGGCCCCTGGAAAAAGTATTAACCAAATAAACTTTAATTCATGAAAAAAATAATTTTAAAGAAACTCAACCTTATAAACTTTAAGGGAGTTCGCAACCTTGCCATTGAATTTGGAAAAGAAACTTCGATTTTCGGATGCAACGGCTCTGGAAAAACAACCATTTTTGACAGCTTTTTATGGCTTCTTTTCGGAAAAGATTCAACCGACAGAACCAACTTCGAGATTAAAACCCTTGATCCTTTAAACAATCCCATCCCAAAAATTGACCATGAGGTTGAAGCATTGATCACTGTTGACGGTGAGGAGATCAACATTAAAAGAACCTTCCGAGAGAAATGGGTAAAGAAGCGCGGTGCTCTTGAGCCTGAATTCGGAGGAAACGAAACCCTGTACTACTGGAATGATGTTCCAATGACCTTGAGAGATTACGCGGCCAAGATCAGTAACCTGGTTGATGAAAAGAAATTCAAACTTCTGACAAGCCCATTTGCTTTTGAAAGACTTCATGAGAAGGAAAAAAGAGAAGTGCTGATTGAAGTTTGTGGCGGTGTGACAGATTACGATGTGGCCAATGGAAACCCAGACTTCGAGAACCTGCTTTCCAAGCTTACCAATAAATCTCTGGAAGAATACCAGAAGCAAATCGCCTCTTCCATCAGAAAGGCCAAGGATGAGATTAAGATGATCCCTACTCGTATTGACGAGGTGCAAAGGAACAAACCGGAGGCAATCGATTTTGCCGACGTGAGAAGAGATCTGGCAGCGAATGAAAAAGAGCTGGCTTCACTCGAAAATCAGATTTCCGATAAGGTGGCCGCTCAACAGGAGATACTGAACAAAAGACAGGATAAGCAACAGGAGATCTATTCACTTAAAAGTGAACTTCAGGAGATAGAGTTCAAGGCCAGGCAGGAAGCACAGGCACAGATCAGGAAAGAATCTTCAGCTGTTGACAAACTAAACTCTCAAAAAGAGGAAAAAAGGCAGGAGCTTCAGAAAGCTGAGAGAGCATTGGCTCAGCTGCAAAACGTGCTTAAGAATGAGCTGGGAGATATCGAACTGTATGAGCAGAAGAATGACCGCATTAGGAAACAATGGAACGAGCGCAATGCTGAAGAGTTCAAGATGGATGAGAATGCCTGCAAGTGTCCTACCTGTGAGAGAGCTTTTGATGCTGACCAGGTAGAGGAAAAGAGAAAGCAATTCTTCGCCAATTTCCAGAAGGCCAAGATGCAGGACCTGGAAGAACTTTCTAAACGAGGTAAGCGAAATAAGGAGAAGATTAATGCTGCGCATCGGGAGGTGGATGAATTAGAAAGAAGGATCGCAAAAGGTGAGGATCTTATCGAAGATATCAACAATGATCTGGATAAGATCAATAATCAACTCGAGGCTGAGAAGAACCGTACTGAGGTGAAATCTGAATCTGAGATCATAAAGTCCATTCTGGATAAAGACCAAACTTATTGGTTTAAACAAACAGAGATCGAAACTCTGGAGGAAGCTCTTAAGAATGAAGAAGGTGTGGACATGCAGGATCTTAAAGAGAAGAAGGCCAAATATCTTGAAGCTATTTCTCAGATCAAATCCAGACTTCAGGCTGAAGATCAAATCAAACAAGCTGACAAACGTATCGAGGATCTCCAGAAAGAAGAGTCTGACCTGGCTCAACAGATTGCAGACTACGAGCGTGACCAGTTCACTATCGAGCAGTTCATCAAAGCTAAGATTGACAAGCTGGAAGGAATGATCAATGAGCGGTTCCAGTTCGTGAACTTCAAGTTGTTCGAGACTCAGGTAAATGGTGGTGAGGTTCCAACCTGTAAAGCTCTTATCAATGGAGTTCCTTTCTCTGATGCCAATACTGCATCAAAGATCAATGCCGGCATTGATATCATCAACACCCTTTGCGATCACTACAGGGTATCTGCTCCAATCTTCATTGACAACAGAGAGAGCGTCACTCAGTTAATCAACAGCCAATCACAGATCATTAACCTAATAGTTTCCGGAGGAGATAAGAAGCTACGTGTGGAAGCCCCGGAACTTGCTGAAGCAGTTTAGATATGGCATTCAAAGGAACAAAAGAGTGGCACGCAGTGGAATACGCTGGATTCTTCAGAATAAATAACGAGCCATATTACGAAGGTGTAGATATTTTCTCTCTTGAGGATCTGCCTGAAGAAGAGGTAAAAGCAAACGTGAAACTGGCGGAAGCAGCGCCAGATATGCTCAACGCTTTGCAGGTAATCAAAACCATCCTGGAGTCTCCCAAATTGATAGATGCCGGAGATCTTCGAAGGATAACGAATTCAGCAATAGATAAAGCAACGAAATGAGAACAAAAAAGCACTATTACCTGGAACAAAAGCATAGTGAAAAGATAGTCCGGAGAGTCCCTACCTCTCTTGCGACTGTCGACCAGGATCGGGAGAGGATGGAATATCTGGCTCCCAAGGATCACAAGGTATTCTTCGTGGTCTCTTCAACAAAAGAAAAAGTAATTAACTAAAACTTGAATTATGAGTACAGCAGTAGCCAAAAAGTCAACTGACACCTTCGCTAAGATCGAAGAGAGAATCCTGGGACTTCAGGAAACAGGGGTGCAATTCCCTCAAAATTATTCACCTATCAATGCAGCTCAGTCTGCAAGAATGATCCTTCAGGAAACCAAGGATAAATCCGGAAAGAGCGCTCTTGAAGTATGCACTCCTCCAAGTATCGCAAATGCGGTTCTTAAGATGGTAACACTTGGTCTTAACCCTATCAAGAAGCAGTGTTATTTCCTTGTCTACGGGAATAAACTGGAATGTCAAACCTCTTACCAGGGGAACATCGCAATTGCAAAAAGGTTCGGCCTTAAAGATGTGAAAGCAGTATTGATCTATGAAGGTGACAACTTCGAGTACAACATCGAGCAGGATGGTCGTATCAAGATTTCAAAGCACTCTCAAAGCTTTGGAAGCCTGAATAAGAAAATCATCGGTGCTTATGCCGTGACTACCATGGAAGATGAAACTATTGACACTACCATCATGACCATGGAAGATATTCAGAACGCATGGAAGCAGGGTGCCACTAACGGTAATTCTCCTGCTCACAAGAACTTCTCAGGCGAAATGGCCAAGAAGTCAGTGATCAACCGCGCCTGTAAAAGTATCATCAACTCTTCAGATGATGCTGCTTTACTGGAAGATGAGCCAAGGGAGAGTGTGACAGAAGCTCATGTGAAGCATCAGATCAAAGAGAATGCTAATAAGCAGGAGTTTGGTTTCGATGAAGAGGAAGAGGAGTATGAAGTTGCTGAGGAGGTGAAGGAAGATCCAGAGGCTGAGAACCAAAGACTTTATGAAGAGGCCATGGCAGGTGAGAATGGCCAGGTAAAAATGGATCCCGGATTTTAAGATGGCAAAAAAGCTCAACATACTACCAGGGGACGTGTTCAATATGCTCACGATACTTCATGAGGTTGAAGGATCGGATAAGAATAGAGCCTTTAAATGCAGATGCGAATGTGGAAACACCACTACAGTAAAACTTTATCTACTCAGAAGAGGAGAAACAAAAAGCTGTGGCTGTAAGAAAAGGAATCATCTTATTGATATGAACACGTCTCACGGTATGAGCCGATCCAAACTGAGTGCTGTTTGGCAAGCTATGAAGCAAAGATGTCTTAATTCCGAGAACCAAAACTTCCCCTACTATGGAGGTCGGGGAATAGGCATCTGTGATGATTGGATTCAGCCAGAAGCATTCTTTAAATGGGCTCAGGAAAACGGGTACCGTGAAGGATTATCTCTGGAAAGGATAAATGTGGACGGCAATTATGAACCTTCCAACTGTAAGTGGGTAACCATGAAGGTCCAGAACAGAAATAAGAGAGACAATAATGTGATTGAATTCAGAGGAGAAAGACTTTGTATGCAGGATTGGGCGAATAGGTTAGGGATAGAAAGATGCACACTGGATAAGAGGCTAAAGAATTGGTCATTAGAAAAAGCATTAACCACACCTAAAATTGAACAATGCAGCTAAAAGTAATATCCACAGGCTCGGTAGGTAACTGCTATGTTCTGGAGAACGAACATGAAGCACTTTTAATTGAAGTGGGAGTTCAACTGAAAAAAATCAAACAGGCTCTAAACTTCAACCTTTCAAAGGTCAAAGGTGCTTTGTGTTCTCATTCCCACGGTGATCATGCGAAGTCTATAAATGAGGTAATGCAATCAGGAATTAATGTTTGGAGTTCTGAAGCAACCCACGCAGCCTGTGGAACTACTATGCACCACCGGGCTTGTATGATGAAGGAGAATGAGATCTATCAAATCGGAGGTTTTAAAATAAAGCCTTTTGAAGTGAAGCATGATGTTCCCTGTTTTGGTTTTCTAATAAACCATGAGGAATGCGGGACCACCTTGTTCATGACAGACACTTATTATTCTCCTTACACCTTCAGGAACCTTCACAATATCATTATCGAGGCAAATTATTCTCATGAAGTGATTCGTGTGAAGCTGAATGAAATGGAGTTTTTGAAGAACCGTGTGATGCAATCTCACATGAGCCTTGACACCTGTATCGAATTCCTGAAAAAGAATGACCTGAGCAAAGTGAACAACATTGTCCTGATCCATTTATCAGATGGAAATTCAGATGAAGTATTGTTCCGGGAGGAAGTCACCAAAGCCACCGGAAAGACGGTTACAGTCGCCGATAATGGACTGAGTATGAACCTTAATAAAACACCTTTTTAAAGATGACAATTGCATTCTCAACTCACATAGATAAAAAGCCAACTCATTTCGTAGAGAAAATCTGGGCAGGTATAATTCAGGAGTATAAGAACATTACTATTTCTGACTACGAAGATTATACAATCCGTCACAAAGAGCGGTTCAATACTCCAATGAGTGAATATGATCAGATGATGATCGATGCTAAGATCCACACCTTCAGAGAAGATCCAAATGACCGATGGAAAGTAGGAATGAAGATCCACCCGGTAATTAATAACCGAACTAAGAACCGCTTTCAGTTCGCACCGGTGGTGAAATGTGTGAGTGTGCAGAAGATAGAAATAACTGAAATGCTAATGACCCAAACGGCTTTTTGTACCGTATGCAATGGGAAAATTTTCAAAGTGGAAATTGATGGGAGAACATTACATACAAAAGAAGTTGAAAGGCTAGCCAAAAACGACGGCTTTGATTCTGTGGAAGATTTTTTCTCCTGGTTCAATAAAGATTTCACCGGCAAGATTATTCACTGGACTGATTTAAAATACTAACCCCCCATGCCCTCAGCCCCCCAGCTCCTTAAGATCATAGAAGAATATTCCAAAAAGACTGATGGTAAATGTGGCCTTAGAGCTGCAGAACTATCCGTACAGACGGGTATTCCATTGCCTGTAGTAAGGGAAGAATTAAAGAACCTGTACCACCAGGGAAAGATCATCCCACGGGAAGGGCTACACCAAAAACTAATTTTTTTAAACCATAACACCCAATAGAAATTATGAAAAAAGTAGAGAACTACCGACCAATGTTTATCGAGTTCACGGCTGAATCGAACGATGTTCCAAAGCACCTTAATGATGGGAAACCTTTTGAAAGCAACGATGCAGCGCACAAGTTCATGAATGAACACTTCGTGGCCTCCTCAACTAAGTTCCAGGCCGAGCGCCAGATGGATGAATATGAGATTAATCAGCTTCGTCACCAGTACCAAGAGGAACTGGAAGAGTTCCTTCCCCAGTACAAAGAGGAATTAAAAGAAGCCGAGCAGATCCTTGCTGAAGCAAAAGCAAAAAGGAACGCTGCTCAGGAAGCTGTGAATGCTTGCCTTAATAAGATCCAGCAGCTTTCAGTAGAAGCTCAGGAAGGAGTCACTGAAATGAACCTTGACCAGGCGTTCACTTATGAAGTGGTGTACAATGGCAAACGCTTTTACTATACCATCATTGACAAGAAGATTCAGCTGTGTGGGGTACGTGATATTCCGATGTTCGAGGCAGATGATTTACTAAGCTCATCTAAGAGAAATGCTCAGTCTTTTGAAGAAATGAAGCCTGCAGTGAATGAGTAGACTGAGACACAAACGTGGCCGCCCAAGTAAGTACAGGAAATCCCTGCAGCATAACGAGGACTGGCCCACGGTGAAAAGAAAAGTACGCATTCGGGATAACTTCCAGTGCGTGCTTTGCTCCAGCCGGATAAGGTTGGAAACGCATCACTTGACCTATACGGTAAACGGTGAATCAATTGTTGGAAAAGAACTTCAGCATCTGGAAGCATTAACCACTGTTTGTGAATCATGCCATGAGGAAATTCACCGAAACCCAAACCACGAATTGAACCCAAAGAATTATAAATGATGAAGTATCAGGAGTTTTTAAAATCAAAAATAAAGCTAGCCCGAAAAGAAGGAATGGCTATAAGTGTGGGAGAAATTAACCCTCGCTTGAAGCCTCATAACAAGCTAATGGTAAAATGGCTTGTAGAAGGTGGTAGGCGCGCCTGCTTTGCTTCTTTCGGACTGCACAAGACGGTAACTCAATTAGAAGCCGTGCGGCTTATGTTAGAGAAAACAGGAGGCTCAGGGCTTATTGTTGTTCCTCTTTCTATACGGGCAGAATTTATAAGTGATGCAAAAGTAAGATTAGGATGGAAAACTGCTCCAAAGTTTATCCGAAGAAATAGCGAAATGGATGGCGAGGGTATTTATTTAACTAACTACGAAAGCATCCGCGACGGAAAACTAGACCCTACAGTATTTGAAGTGGCCAGTCTCGATGAGGCTTCAGTTTTAAGAGGACTTGGAGGCTCCAAAACTTTCAGAGAGTTCATGAGAATTTTCACAGGTGACGGCGGGCCTCTTGGAAACCGAAGAGGAGCCGAAGGAATTAAATACAGATTTGTAGCTACTGCAACCCCTTCCCCAAATGATTATATAGAATTATTGGCTTATGCTGATTTCTTAGGGGTAATGGATGTTTCTCAGGCAAAAACCAGATTTTTTAAAAGAGACAGTACCAAAGCGGATAAACTAACCCTTCACGCTCACAAAGAAGAGGAATTCTGGTTATGGGTTGCTTCATGGGCTATTTTCGTTTCAAAGCCTTCAGATATTACCGGGAATATAGAAGATGATAAAGGATATATTTTACCTCCTCTTCAAGTCAACTGGCATGAAATACCTACAGATCATAGTAAGGCTGGAACAGAAAAAGACGGGCAAATTAGGCTTCTTAAAGATGCTTCTTTAGGACTCCCGGGAGCTGCTAAAGAAAAACGAGAAAGTATTGATGCTAGAATCGAAAAGCTTTTAGAATTAAGAGCTGAAGATCCTACCGCGCATCGGGTTTTATGGCATGATACCGAATTAGAACGCAAAGCAATTTCAAGAGCTATTCCTACTTCAGTGAGTGTTTACGGAAAACAACAACTTGAAGATAGAGAAGAAGCTATACAGGCTTTCAAAAATGGTGAAATTCAGGAGCTTTCTACTAAACCTGTTCTTTCCGGTTCAGGGTGCAATCTTCAGCATCACTGCAGCTGGGGTATTTATGCCGGAATAGGATACAAATTTAATGATTTTATCCAGAGTGTTCACAGGCTTCAAAGGTTTGGGCAGCCTAACCCAAATGGGGTGAGAATAGATCTTATTTACACAGAAGCTGAAAGAAAAATAAGGAAAGACTTGGAGCGTAAATGGGCGCAACACAACAAAATGATCAAAAAGATGACTGAAATAATTAAAAAATACGGCCTTTCCCATCAGGAAATGTCAAAAGTGCTCATCCGTAAAATGGGAGTTGAGCGCATAGAAGTTGAAGGGAAGCTTTATAAAGCTATCAACAATGATAATATTCCTGAGACTGCCAACATGCAAAGCAATAGTGTAGGACTAATCCACACATCTATCCCTTTTGCTACTCAATACGAATATTCTCCAAACTACGCTGATTTTGGGCATAGCGACAATCCTGAGCAGTTCTTTAAGCAGATGGATTACCTAACCCCTGAATTATTCAGAGTGTTGCAACCGGGTAGATTGGCAGTTATACACGTAAAGGATCGAATAATACCAGGAGGGCTTAATGGGTTTGGTTTTCAAACAGTCTACCCTTTTCACAAAGATTGTATAGATCACTATACAAAACATGGCTTCGCTTACATGGGTGAAAAAATCATCCTGACAGATGTCGTGAGAGAGAATAACCAAACCTATCGCCTGGGTTGGACTGAGCAATGTAAAGACGGTACAAAGATGGGTGTGGGAATGCCTGAACGTCTTCTTCTATTCAGAAAACCTCAGACAGATTCTTCTAAAGGTTACGCCGATACTCCGGTAATAAAAGACAAAGGGCAATATTCCCGGTCTCGATGGCAAACAGATGCACATGGATTTACAAGATCTTCCGGGAACCGTTGTTTAAAACCTGAAGAACTGGCCAAGCTCGACCACAAAACTATTTTTCAGGAGTTCAAAAGATTCTCCCTTGAAACCATATATGATTTTGAACATCACGTTAAAATTGGAGAAACCTTAGACCTCGCAGGTAAACTCCCGACTTCATTTATGCTTTTACAACCTCAAAGCTGGAGCGATGATGTATGGAGCGATGTTACCAGAATGCTAACTCTTAACGGGTCCCAATGGAGTAAGGGAAAAGAAATGCACTTATGCCCTTTGCAATTTGATATTGTAGATCGGGTTATTACTCAAATGAGTAATGAAGGTGACGTTGTTTATGATCCTTTCGGAGGCCTTATGACCGTTCCTTACCGGGCTATTCTGCTTAAGAGATATGGAATAGGTGTAGAACTTAGCAATCCTTACTTCCTTGATGGTGTACAGTATTGTAAAGCAGCTGAAGAGAAAATGACAATGCCTACTCTTTTTGATTTAGTTGGATAATTAGAATTAAAAACCCCCAATACAATGGCAGAAAATAAAAAGAGTTTTGTTGCTTATGCTGAATGGCTCGAATCTTTCGAAATGCTCGAAGATGAAGAAGCTGGAAAGCTAATCAAGCATTTGCTTAGGTATGTAAATGACCTTAAGCCGGAACTGGATGACCGTTTATTAAAAATTGCCTTTCAACCAATAAAGCAGCAGCTTAAGAGAGATTTAAACAAGTACGAGGAGGTGAGTAAGAAACGTGCTGAAGCTGGAAAAAAAGGAGGATTAAAAACACAAGCTAAAGCAAAAAAAGCAATTGCTAAAAGTGTTAAGCAAAATCAACCAAATCAAGCTGATAATGATAATGATAATGAAGATGATAATGAAGATGATAATGTAAATGTTAATGATAATGATAATGATAATGGAATATCTTCACCTAACGGTGAAGGTGTATATTATAACATCGACCGCCTCAAAAATGAATATTTAAAAAATCAGAAGCTTTGTAAATCGGTTGTTGAAAATCAAAAACTGAAATCTCTTCACCAGCTTTCTGAATTACTCACGGACTTTAATAAGCATCTTGATCAACTTGGAACTGCTTCAAAAACTTGGCAAGATTACACCAGCCATTTTTTGAACTGGATGAAAAAGAGATCTAACAATGCCTATTCACCTGGAGCCGTATCTTCAACAGCCCCTGAAAGATTTTAACCCATGACCAACGGAAAAAAAATACCACAAGCTCTTGACCTCGAAGAATCGGTTCTTGGTGCTGCTCTTGGTTATGATGGTGCCAGCGAACTTATCGAGATTCTTGGAAAGGAAAAAGTTTTTTATAAACCCGAACACCAGGCGATATATAATGCTATCCTGGCTCTTTACGAAAAAAGCGAAGGAATTGATTTGCTTACGGTCTCAAATGAGCTCAAGAAGTTGGGGAAACTTGAAGCTGTTGGTGGTCAATTCCATCTGGTTGAACTGACTCAGAAAGTTACCGGTAATGCCAAGGTTGAATTTCATGCCAGAATCATTCAGCAGATGTTTGTCAAGCGAAAAGCTATTGAGGTAGGAGATCAGATTCTCAAAGATGCTTACGAAGAAGATGCTGATATTTTCGAGATTCTCGAAGGTTCTTATCAAAATCTCGATAAAGTTTCCGATTGGCTTCTGGTTAAAAAACCTACCGACTTTAAAAGCGTAGTCAACAAGATATTCGAAGCAGCAAACGAAGAAGTTACCGGAGTGCCTAGTTCTCTGGAGCGTTTACAGTACAAGCTTAACGGGTACCAGAAAACAAACCTGATCATCTTGGCCGCTCGTCCCGGTATGGGAAAAACAGCACTCATGATTAACGAGGCTTTGGCTGCGGCAAAGCGTGGAATTCCCGTGGGAATCTTTTCGCTTGAAATGTCCGACAAAGAACTTGCTGCACGGATGTTTGCTAATTACTGCCAGATCAACGTAGAGAAGATCAGTCTCAACAAGGTTGATAAGTTTGAGCTTCGTCTCATGAATGAAAAGCGAGAGGAGTTTTCAAAGCTTCCGATCTATATTCACGATAAGCCTGCCATCTCCCCCTTAGAACTCAAAATACAAGCTTCTAAGTGGAAACGGGAAAAGGGAGTTGAAATGTTATTCGTGGATTACCTCCAGCTCATGAGGATCAAATCTCACAAAGGGAACCGGGAGCAGGAAGTGAGCGATTGTTCTGCTGCGCTTAAAGGAATTGCGAAAGAACTTGATGTGCCGGTTATGGCCTTGGCTCAACTCTCCAGAGCAGTTGAAATACGTGGAGGAATGAAGCGGCCAATCCTTTCAGATCTTCGGGAGTCAGGATCCATCGAACAGGATGCCGATTTGATCATGTTCCTACTCAGGCCAGAATACTACAAGGTTGAAGAGTGGGATGATGATGAAAGATCACCGACTGCAGGTCAGGCCGAGATCAACATTGCTAAATTCAGAAATGGAAAAGTAGGTGCTTGTGTCGTTGGCTGTAAACTGGAATTCATGCAGTTCCACAATCTGAACGGCTGGGAAGAGATTGAAGAAAACGAAAAAGAATTCACTCCCCCGGCCCCACAACCAAATTCAAATCTTGCTGAAGCCTGGGACACTCCCCCGGAAGATGAAGACGATATGCCATTTTAAAAACCTAAAGATGAAAAGAAATGAAAATACACCGACTTCAAAAAGCAACTAATCAAGATGTAAGGAATTGGATTTATGAAATGGTTCCTGACTTAACAGAATATCAAAAAAGCGAAATACGAAGGTATGATTTAAGATTCTGTTTGGGACTTGAATTTTTTAAACCTCGTAAAAGAGTAAATAATATTTGGTGGAGACTTTCTGGAATAGCTTTTCCTTTCGTATGGCTAATTATGTTCATTGGGCTGCCTGTGAATTTCCTTTTTACAGGATATTGGGGCTATTCTAAAATAGAATGGTTCGACCAATGGAGAAATAATTTAAACATTTAATCCCCCCCAACAATAAGTAAACCAATGAACCACTTACACTTAATCGAAGAAGAACTTCAGCAAGCCGCAGAAATTATTATTTCTTACAAAATGGCTTCTGTCTCACTACTTCAACGCCGTATGGATATTCCCTACAACAAATCTGCTGAACTTATGGAAGGCCTTGAAGCGGCTGAAATTGTAGGGCCTTTTGAAGGGAAACAAATGCGCAAATTACTGGTTTCTAACCCCACAGAGGCAAGATCACGAATAAAAAATTTATTGAAAAAGTAATATTTTGTATTACTTTTCTTATTAAGTTTGTTAACAGAAACAGCTCCTAAAACGAAGACTATTCGTCCATAGTCGGGTTGTATTTCCCCTAAAAGCGCGCACAGTACAGCCGGGAGAACTTTAGGAGCTTTATTAAGTAACTATGAATCAGACTGTTAAACATTTGCCAAACGGAGATTTTGAAATATGTCCAATTCTTATGAAAGGCAGGAATGATTTTTTAGCCGCTCCCCAAGATCAAATTTTGTGGGAAGATGAAATCGCAGGATAGAGCAGATGGTTAGCTCGCTGGGCTCATTACCCGGAGGTCGCCGGTTCGAATCCGGCTCCTGCTACGGAAATCCAACCTCTGAGGAGACGTCCACAAGAGAAGGGTTAATTATAATCACAAACAATTCAATGCCAGCCCCCAATGACCGATAAGACCTTCCAGAAATATAAGCTTGTGATTGATGAATGGCTGGTTAATAGTCGCAATGGAGTGAAAGCTTATCAGAAGTTTTACCCTAAGTCCAAATACAAAAGCGCAGATTCCAATTTTAGGAAAATACTCGAAAATACTCGAATTGCTAAATACGTTGAGGAAAAGACCTCAGAAACCTCTCAGAAGCTTCAGATATCGTTCGAGAGCCAGCTTCAGGACTTAGAAGATATCAAGGGTCTAGCCAAAAAGAAAAGCAAATATGGAGACGCTATTTCAGCCGTCAAAGAACAAAATAAAATGCTTGGCTATTACGAGAAAGATAACGAGCAGAAAAGCAATATAGTTACTGAAACCCGAGAGGAACGAGATAAACGAATAGAGGAACTGATCCGAAAGAGAAATGGCGCTGACTGATGAAGAAGCCAGGGAACTTGAGGAAAAGCTTTGGCTTAATCAAATCGAAGATTCCCGAGAGGATCTTTTAAAGTTTACGGAAACGACGTTCAAGAAGTTCAAGCCTGAACAGTTTCACAAAAAGTTCTATGACATACTGAATCGCTTTGCACACGGGGAAATAAAAAACCTCATTGTGTCTATGCCTCCCCAGCACGGGAAATCAGAAGGAAGCTCAAGAAGGTTACCCGCTTTTATTGCCGGACTTAAACCAGATAAGAAGATCGCGTTGGTCAGTTATGCAGCTACTAAGGCTCAGAAGTTTGGTCGAGAGATCATGAGTATCATGAGGGAAAAAGAGTATCAGGATATTTTCCCTGATGTGGAGTATCCTGAACGAGGTTACACCGGAACCAAGGCCAACACGAACGAAAGCCGGGAGTCAATCAACTCTGATGGCTCTATGAAATTTGTTGGTGTTGGTGGACCACTTACCGGGGATCCTGTGGATGTGATGATCATGGATGACCTGTACAAGGATTGGCAGGAAGGAAATTCTCCTATCGTTCAAAAGCGTACATGGGATTGGTATACGGCTGTAGCTGAAACGAGGCTACACAATGACAGTCAGCAGCTAATTGTTTTTACCCGGTGGAGTGAAAATGATCTCATTGCTATTTTGGAAGAAAAGGGATATGTGAAGGAATGGAACGGTGAAGGGGATCTTCTTGAGTTTGCTGAGAGCTTGGAGCATGATCAGTTTTTAAAGATCAACCTTCCAGCCATTAAAGAGGATGAGCCGAACAGCTTTGATGAACGAGAGCCTGGGGAACCGCTTTGGCCCGAAAAACATTCTCTCGCAAAGCTACAATCCACCCGAGATAAAGACCCGGATAAATTTGACTGCCTCCACCAAGGGAACCCGGTAAACAAAGAGGGGCTTATGTATAGCCAATTCAAAGTGTATTCTGAACTTCCAAAGTTCAAGATCATTAAGAACTATACCGATACCGCAGACACCGGCAAAGATAAGCTTTGCTCTATTGTTTACGGAGTGCCATTAAGCCCAACGGATGAACACCTGTATGTTTTAGATGTTCTCTACACCGATAAAGCCATGGAAGAAACAGAACCGGCCACAGCTGATCTATTAAACTTAAATGTGGTTAGGGAGGCTAAGATTGAGAGCAATAACGGAGGTAGGGGCTTTGCCCGTAATGTGCAAAAACTTGTGAGCAGATTGACTAAGGTCAGTTGGTTTCATCAAAGCGACAATAAGGAAAGTCGGATATTTTCCAACTCAGCAAGCGTAAGCCGAATATTGGTTTTTCCTGATGATTGGCATATACGATGGCCGGAGTTTTACAAGGATGTGACGAAGTATAAAAAAGAATTCAGTGCAAATAAATTTGATGATGGTCCTGACGCAATGACCGGAGTTATCGAAACAGAAATAAAACCAAAACGAACCACAAGAATTTCAGCAGGATAAATGTTTAACCTCGAAAATATATCAGTGCGTGAACTCTTCCAGATAGAGGATGAAGAGCTATTCAAGAAGTACCTCAGATTCACAGATGAAAATGATGGCTTCTACATCAAGCCGCGGGGAATCTTCGCAAAAAGAAAAGCCTCTCCCCTTGTTGAACTGACCTGTGGTGAAGTTGCGAATATAAAACTCAATCTGGCCAATCCAACCTTTGACAATGTGTATGACTGCTTTGAAATGGTGTTCAAGGTGAAGCTCAACACTTACCTATCTCAGGATGTGGTGAGCTACTTCTATGCTCTCAACTGGATCAAGGAAAACATCAAGAAGCTGGTCGAGCGTGAAAAGAATGCATTTGGTGCTGATCCTGATCCACTTTTGGAGATGGCCGGAGTAAAACGATTAGCAGCTTTCGGGGAACTCAATACGCTGATCTCAATAGCTCAGAAATATGGTAAATCACCGGCAGAGGTTGAGAACTGGAAATATAACCTGGTATTCGCTCTAATGCTACAGGACAAAGTAGCAGGCGAAGTGCAGCACGCCTACAATGAATTGAAATATGGAAGTAAAGGAAAAGCTTAAAGAAATAGCCCTGGCCAATGGCTGGAGGTTTAAATATGCTCGCAGGGATTATCAGAATCTTATCGATGCCACTGCATTCATTTCTGATGAAATGAGGGATGCTGGGAATGGGGAAACTGTTTTGTTCCTGGATCCTGTTGTTCGGAAATCCGAAGATCTTGGAATGAGGTACACCGGAAATTTTATGGTGCTTAAATCTTCCAATCTGGATGAAGGATATGAGGATCGGGCTGAAGTGAATATTGATCCACTGATTCAAAAGGTCATGGTGGAGATGAAGAATAAACTGAGGTGCATTTATAGCATCGATAACTGGACATCCATTGAAGTGATCAATGTGTTCGACTTCAATGCTGATGGCCTGAGTGTAGCATTTAATTTAAAAGCCGAATGATCGGTGATGCTGAAATATTACACAGGGAATTTGAATTACTGCAGCAGGAATTAGCAGACAAACACCGGCAGCTCGGAATGAAAGCATCTGGCCAGTGGCTTGAATCCCTGGAGAACAGATCCAAAAGATTAAGCGGCCAACTGTGGGGTGAAAAGTACACTGAGCAATTGGTGAATGGTAGAAAGCCCGGGAAGTTCCCACCAGTGAAAATGATTGAGAAGTGGATCTATGATAAAGGCATTACTCCGGAAGGAATAAAGATCAGCAGTCTTGCTTTTCTCATTGCCCGGAAGATCGCTGAGGAAGGAACCAGGTACTTCAAAGAAGGAGGAACAGATCTGGTTGATGCAGTTATCACACCGCAGCGCATCCAGAGCATTATTGATAAGGTAAGCGAATTTCATATTAACTCATTCCTGTCTGACGTCACAGGAGTATTTAAACAAATGGCAGCTTAATGGAAATCGAGAAGATGAGCAAAATTCTATCTGAGGAAATCAAAAAGTTTGAATGTGAACAGCGTGAAGAGGACAGGCGGAATTTGAGGAAGCTACTCAGAGAACAGGTAAACCCTTTGCTTCTTGACAGTGAAACTCCGGTCTATATGATCGATTTTAAAAACGGCACCAAAGAAAGAATCAACTAATGGCAATTCAAATCACAAATCAACCTACTAACCCACCCTACCCGGCCTACAACAATTCGATCATTGAATTCACAAGCGATGCCGGAACGCCAATAACCGCTGATATCATTGTTAATGGCTATACCTTTGAACAATCTGCAGATGCTGATGGTATCTTTCATTTTAACCTGAAGCGTATCATTGAGGTGCTGATCAACCAGAATAATTTCAGCGATCACATTGCAATAGACAACCCGGCCGATTTCCTTTTTTTAGATCAAACCCTTTTTCTGGATGTGGAGATCGAGATCATTATAAGCTTTGCCGATGATTCACAGGAAAGCCAAACCTTTACATGGCCATACATTAAGTCAGTTATACAGGAAGGTGAAAAGCAATTCAACAATTCACAGCTGAAGCTATTAGCGCCTTATGCAAATGATATCTGTCACCTCACTTATTTTGAAGGCTACCCTTTTGACATTTCCATCTACTCAGACATTGCCCGGCTTATAACCATTACCAATCTTAGAACCGGATTAGCTACTGATCTTAATCTGCTGAAAGGGGTTAACCGATTGTTTATTTCCAATGGTGAGAATGACAATCTTGGCTTTGAAAGTCAATTACCACTATACCTTGGAATCAATGAATTGGAGTTCAAGGCAAATGACCAAATCTATTTCACGCTCCTGCTGAATAAGCGTTCCCCCGAATGTGGCAATCTGCTCAAGTTCTTCAACCGGCAGGGAGGTTGGAGCTACTGGAATTTCATGGATCTGCATGTTGAGAAAACAAAAGCTGACACCATCGATAGGCTGAATAGTGATTTCAACAATGTTGATAAGAGCAGAGGGAATTTTGCTATTACCGGCAAGGAGGCGGAAAAAAGCCGCTCATTGCTATCCGGACTGGTGCAAGATCATGAAAAGAAACTGATAAGCCAATTACCTACCAGTCCTAAAGTTTACCTGTACACAAATGAATTGGCCTCACCGTTCGAATTGAATGACTTCATTGAGGTTGAAGTGGATGGTGGAACTTTCAGCACTTCAAACAAACATCAACAGAGTGTCTTCAACTTGACAATTAACCTTCCCAAAATCTATACCCAAACCTTGTAAATGAGCCTTGAGATATACATAAATGGATTGGAGGTTGAAACCAATGAGGACACAAAGTTAGCCGAGACGAAACAGGTGAATGACTTCTTTGAGATCAAAGACAGGCAAACCAGTAGAACGAATAGCTTCACAATACCTCCTACTCCTCGCAATACAGCCATTTTTGAAATGTTGGGAATTGTGGGCAGTACAACCTTATTCCCTTATCGTATAGCGCGGATCGATGTTAAGAGGCACGGAATCACCACAATTGAAAATGGCCGTGCTATAATCAAGGAAACCGAGTATGGTAAAGCCTACAATATTCATTCCTATGATGGTATTATTGATCTATATGGATTCATTGAAAACAAAAAGTTATCTGAGCTGGATTTTAGCGATATTACTGTTCAGGAAATCAATCAGGATTCATGGCTGGCATCGCTTAACAATACCTGGCAGGATGGATTTATTTTTGCACTTGCTGATTATGGGAACATCGAAGATGTAGTAGAAATCAATTATCAGGTACCTTCCCTATTCGTTAAATACTTATGGAATAAGATCTTTTCAGAAGCCGGTTACACCTTTGAATATGTGGGTGAAAACAATGTTTTTGAATCACCTGAATTTCAAGAAAGCATCTTAAGCATTACTGAAGGATATTCTAATGAAACCGATGAAGAGCCGGAGGTTCTGAAACTTGACTTAAGCAAATCTGGTAGCTTTACTCCCCCTGAAACTACTATACCTCGTGGTTCCGGAAACTTATTAAATGACTCCACCATCTCCTCCAGTACCATTCACTATATCCGATTCAACGAACATCAGGATCCAGACAATTTACATATTACATCAACCTCAGAAACCTACAACCGCTCAAGGATCAGAATCAAGGAAAGCGGCTACTACAAATTAGAAGTTCTATGCCAGATCAGCAGCTACAACAGTTCAGGCTCCCTCACTATAGAACGCAATGGAACGAATCTATTTTTAAATTCATGGTCAAGCAGCAAGACTATTGACCAGGTGAAATACATCTATCTTAAAGAGAATGATGAGCTTTTCTTTCGGTTCACGGCTAATTATCAGGATCAATATTCAAGCCTCAACTACGACATTGCTTTCATGATGTATCTTGACAACAGCGCAATTGTGCTAAATTTCAACCAATACTACACGGAGGTTGGCCAGAAAGATTTCATCAAAGATGTGATCCATCATTACGGCCTGATGTTCCAGCGAAAAGGGAAAGTGTATCAGTTCATAAGCATTGAGGATCTACTGACAAACCAGGGCAATCAGGAAGATTGGAGTAGCAAGTTTGATTCGGCAATTAGCGAAGAATACAGAATTGGAAATTACGGACAGAAAAATTTACTGAAATATACTTACGAAGATGAAGCCGATAATTTCGCAGATGCTTCATTTAGAATTGATGATCTTACGCTTAATCCCGAGCAGGATATTCTCACTCGGGCATTCAAGGCCCCGGCCTATTCGACAAAAAGGTTGAATAACCGCTTATTAAGAGCTGTACCTCTTTGGGAAAAATCTGTTGATGATCTTGGAAATGTAAAAGAGATCAGGCCAAAGAAATCAAAACCTTTCCTGATGCGCTTAGAGCGAAGTGCCGGCAGCATCAGCTATAAATTCTATGAAGATGGAGAAGTTCAGGATTTCACAGGTGATATTCCCTATGGAGGTTTCACAGGCCTTGATCACAATAACATTATAGCCAATAGGTATTCAGCATTTGCCAACCTTTTGGATAAAGGAAAAAAAATCAAGGTACGCTTATACCTGACTGAGCTAGACATCTATGCCCTGAACTTTTTAAGACTAAAATATATCAAGCAGCTTGGCCAGCTTTTCTACCTCAATAAAGTTGAGAACTTCCAAAACAAAAAAAGAACTACGTGTGAACTCATCCAGGTGAGAAGATTTATCAACCGTGGAGAATACAATGGGGATTACAATTCAGACTATAACATATAAATAATGGCAATTAAAGGAAGAAACGATTTAGAACAATTGACCGGAGGCAATTTACCTACCAATAACTCTAAGCAGATCACTGCTGAAAAACACAGGGAAGTTGTAAATGCTCTCATAGAATCCAAATTCAACTTACTCGACGATGAGCTCGCAGAATTGAAATACGATGCCCAGAACACACTTGCTGAATATCTGAGCAATTTCCTTCGTAATGTCATTAAGCGAGGATCCTTCATGAACTATGATGTTAGAGGAAATCCCGTAGGAAGTACTTTAGATATTGAGGATGCGACCAATAGTCCTATCCAAAGTGCTACTGTAGTGGCTGTGGGTGATGATGGAGACAGGATCAGGATTGAATTCAAAGAGCCTATCGACACTAAGATTATTATTCCTGTGATGCATGGTAGTGACCGTTCAAACTATCACCACGATTATGATATAGGTACACCCGTGATCTACAGAGGTAATCCTTTGAGTTCAACTCAAATCGAATTATCTATTCGAGAGTTCAGCACTAATCGCCCTCAAAATCTAAAAATTGAATTCATAATCATATAATGGCCGATAAAATAAAAATATTCGAACTCGACATTGATGTCGATGGTGCTTTGCAAGCTTCTCAAGAATTCGGTAAAGAGGCAGAAAACCTCAAAACCAAGCTTAAGGAATTGAAAGATTCCGGTGATACTACCAGCAAGGAGTATGTGGAAATGGAAGCCCGGTATAAGGCAGTGAGAAAAGAATATAACTCTTCTCAGAATGAACTTGGAAAACTCATAAGCCTCCAGGGAAAAGAAATCAAAACCATTGACCAGGGCCGTGCTGCCCTTTCGGTTGTTTCAAAAGAATGGGCCAAGCAGGCAGATCTGTATGGTGTTAATTCAGCTGAAGCTGATAAACTGGCCAAAAAGAAACTGGAACTTACCGAAACTTTGAAGGATCTGGAAAGCCAGACAGGGGATAACCGAAGGAATGTTGGTAATTATACCGAGAGCATGAAAGAGGCAATAGGGCAATCAACCTTATTGGGAAGGGCTCAGGAGGTTATTAATAAAGCGATGAGTATTGGAGCACCTGTTGTGAATCTGCTTAAAAATAACCTTAAAGATGCTACTGATGGTTATAAGAAAGGAAAAGCTGAAGCACAGGCATATTCAGGAACTCAAAAAGCTGTGGCCATTGCCACCAATCTTTCTTCTACAGCTCTCAAGCTTTTCAAGGTTGCTCTAATTGCTACCGGTATCGGTGCGTTTGTAGTGCTTCTTGGTTCTTTGGTTGCTATGTTCACCAGGACACAAAAAGGAATCGACCTGGTAAATACTGTACTCGCTGCATTAAGTGCAGGATTTGATGTGGTTATTGACAGGGCTTCAAAATTTGGAGGTGCTATTATGAAACTATTCTCCGGAGATATTAAAGGAGGTCTTGCCGATATGAAATCTTCCTTCGCTGGAATTGGTGATGAGATCCAGAGAGAAGTGAATCTGGCCATGGAACTTGAAAGAGTACTGCAGCGGGTAGAAAAAGCTGAAATAAATCTTGATATCAGGAGGGCCGCCGCAAATTCCAGATTGAAGGAATTGAAGCTTCTGACAGATGATACAACGCGATCGACTGAAGATCGTATTGCATCGGCTCAAAAATACATGAAGATTGAAAGAGAGCTTGCAGCTGAAGAAGTCGCCAATCAGGAAAAAAGAGTGGCCGCAATGCTTGGCTATGCCGAGGTAACCGATGAAGTCCGGGAACAGATTAGGAAGATCGGACAGGAAGGGGTAAGCCTTGATCAATTAGGGCTTAGCGAATCTACTGTGGAGGATATGAAGGAATTCCGCGACGAGGCCACAAAGCTTTACGACCTACAGGCGCAATCTTTCGAGCGGCAAACCGAACAACAAAACAAACTGAATTCTCTTGTTGACCAACAACGAGCAAAAGAAAAGGCCGCAGCCGAAGCCGCCAAAAGAGCTGCAGAGGAAAGAATGGCCGCAGCTCAAAAAGCCACTGATGCTGCTATTAAGGAATCTAAGACGCGCCTTGAATTATTCATCGAAGAAAACAAAAGGGAAGCTGATTCTCTAAAAGAGAAATTATCCCTTGAGGAGGAAGTTCGGGATCGTAAACTGGAGATCCTGAAAGAAGAACTGGCAGCGAAGAAGCTTTCTCAAACAGAATATGAGCTGGCGGTTCTACAGACTAAGAATGAGTTCTTAGATCAGCAAGCAACCATAACTCAGGAATATGCTCAGAAAGAAATCGAGGCAGAGAAAGAACGTCTTGCAGCCATGCAGGAACTTGAAGCTCTGGAAAAGGAGCGCAAACTTACCGACCTGGAGAACAAGCGGGAACTCGAAGCCGAAAATTTTGAAGCGCAACTTGAGATCGAAAAGCAGCGGCTTGAAATGCAACGTCAACAGGAATTGGCTGAAGCGGAAAAGACCGGTGCAGATAAGGCTCTGATCAATAAGAAGTATGCGCAGATTGAGAAAGATATTGAGTCAGAAAAGCAAAAATACAAACGTGATGTAGCTGCTCAAACTTTTGAGAACATGGCAAACCTTCTTGGCAAGGAAACCTTAGCCGGAAAAGTGGCCGCAGTTGCTCAAACTACCATCAATACCTATAGCGCAGCTGTAGCAGCGTATAAGGCCATGGCCGGCATTCCTATAGTTGGCCCAGCTCTTGGTGCCATTGCCGCTGCTTCCGCAGTTGCTTCCGGCCTTAAATCTGTTCAAAAAATCACATCGACCAAAAACCCGGACATTCCAAAAGCAGCAAAGGGAATCACTTTAGGCGGCCGCAGTCATGCTGAAGGAGGTACGCCACTGTACGATAGTTCGGGAAACAAGGTAGTTGAGGCTGAGAAAGGGGAGAATATGTACATCATCAATAAAAGAGCTTCCGGACTTATCAATTCTCTAAGCTATCTCAATCAGGCCACCGGGGGAATTCCTTTAAGTCAATCTGCAAGTTATGCAGCGGCCGGGGGAATGCTCAAAACCTCCACAGCCAGAAGTGCACAGGTTAAGGTGGAACCAATCGATTATGAAACACTCGCCCAAATGAATGCTGAAGCAATGAAGAATGTTCAAATCTATACTTCAGTAACTGAAATTAATGATGGCCAGGGGAAATATGCTGAAATAGTAGAAGGTGCCAATATTTAATATCATCGAAGGTTGGAAGAAGTATCTCCAGGGGGAAGTAACCGAACTGGAAAAGAAACGTGCTGAAATATGCAAAGCGTGTCCTCATGCTGTTGTAGGATCTTATGAGAAACTTATGCCTGATTTTGAATTAAAGGAAATACAAGGGCTGAAATGTGATGTGTGTAAGTGTCCTCTATCCACGAAACTGAGAGCGAATGATGAGAAATGCCCTTTGGGAAAATGGTAATACAATAAAGCTGAAAAATTATTACAAGAACGCCCCAAAATTATATAATGAGCACCTATGAACTAATCAACAAACTGGAGAAACTGGACTACTTCAATGATCTCTTAAAATCTGGCCTCGTTCCTTTGAACTGGCTGGACTATAAACTGATCTATGAATTCTACAAAGAGGAAAGGAAAAAGGATCAGTTGAAAAAACAAGCCCTCACAAATACAGCTGATGAATTCAACGTAAGTGAGAGGACTGTGTATTTAATTATTCAGAAGATGAAGGGTTAAAGCTTAAAACGATTAGTGCTGTTTAACTTCCGTTCAAAATCAATTTCCTCTTTAGTTTTCCATTTTTCAAAGGGAATATCTCCACCCTTTGCATCAAGCCACTGTAAGTACTCCTGGTAAGATCTGTCATTACTCATTTTGGAAAGATGGGCTTTGATGTAGGGATTACCACCTTCCATTTGTCGTAGATATTCTTTATTTACGACAGAACGTGGGGCAAACCATCTGTAATAACCGGCTTTTAATAATAGCCATATCCCTTTCAGGAAATAGTATACGGCCACTCCAAAGGCTGTTAATGCTATAAGGATAAAAATTACCACATCTTAAAGATATGCAAAAATTCCTGCACACTAAGTAATACAATGGATTACTATGTTTGAGCCAATGGAAGAAGCTCATATCTATATCTACGGTGTCATCGACTGGATGCAAGATGACTATGCCAGTGAGTGGGGTCTTGTTAATCTTAAGTCCGTAAAAAAACAAGTTGAGGCTCAAGCCGATGCGAAATCTATTACTGTGCACATTCACTCTCCAGGTGGAGTAGTTACTGAAGGTTTTGCTATTCACGATTTTTTAAGAAGTCAAGGAAAACCGGTCACCACAATTATTGAAGGTGAATGTGCTTCTATTGCCACAGTTATTGCCCTTGCCGGTGATACTCGCAAAATGACTTCCAATTCTGAGTTCATGATTCACATGCCCTGGGGAATGGCCTCAGGAGAAAGTGAAGACATTCAAAAGTATGCCGATGAGCTGAAGCGCAATGAAGACAAGATCGCTGATTTCTATGCTCAGAAAACCAAACTTGATAAAACGTCTATCCTGGACATGATGAAAAAAGAAACCTTCATGAGTGCTGAGGAAGCGCTTCAACATGGTTTCATAACCGAAATAGCCACCGTCATGAAGGCGGTTGCTCTACTTAAAACCAAGACTAATCCTAATTCAAAAAAAATGGCAGAAAAAGCTATTACAAAAGAAGAAGCTCAGGGAATGTTCGCAAAGTTTGAAGAGAAGATGAAAAATCTCTTTGGTGGCGGGAAAAAGCCTGAAGCCAAGTTAGTACAAGATGCTAACGGAACAGAGATCGATTTCACCGAACTCGAAGAAGATGACACTCCATCTATAGGAGATAAAGCCACGATCGACGGTGCAGCTGCCGAAGGTGAGCACGTAATGCCTTCCGGGGAAACTTATGTTTTTACAGCCGGTGAGCTTACCGAGATCAAGCCAAAAGAGGAGGAAGAAGAGGAAAATGAAGAGGTTGAGAATCTGAAAACTGAAGTTGAAAATCTGAAAAAAGATCTTAAAGCTGCCAAAGCTGAAAAGAAAAAAGCTGAGGATAAGCTTCAGGATAACGAAACTGCAATCAAAAATCTTCAGAAGGAATTCAAAAACCTGAAGAAAGATATTGGTTCCAGTTTCAACCACGATCCTAAGAAGAAAAACTTCAAGGAAGGCGGAAATTCTCGTAGAGTTTTGAAGGACTCATAAACCCAATCATCATCAATTAAATAACGAACAGTAATGGCAATTTTAGATTTATCGCAATTTACTATGAATGAGGATGAGGCCAGAGAAGTCTCAAAACTCATCTTTGAAGCAGCTATCACCGGTGGTGACTTAGCTGAGTATCACGAAATCGAAACAGGTATTCATCACAAAACTCAGATTCCTTTCATCGGGTCTCTTGGTCTTGTTGGTGCCAAGGTGGCCGGTTGTGATCGAAATGAAAACCCTGCACAAATCCAACTAACTGAAAAGTTCTGGGATCCAGAATTAATCGGTGACAGGTTGAAGCATTGTGCAACCGATGTGAACGCCCTTCTGAAGCTTTTCAAGAAGGCTCAGAGAATCAATCCTGAATTTTACGATCGTATTGATGCTGAAGAGTTCGCTGTAATCGTGGCCAAAGTTGCTGAGGCAATGACAGCTATGTTAAACCGTCTTGTTTGGTTCAGTGATAAAGCTGCCGGGAACGTTACCGCCGATGGTGGTGTGATCAAGGATGGTGTTGATGTGAAATATTTCAACATTTTTGATGGTCTGTTCAAGCAGATCTTTGCTGAAATTCCAGAAGGTGCTGCCAATCATGTATCAATCGCTGCGAATGATGAGTTGAATTATGCAGATCAGCAAGTTCTTCCAGCTGATGCAGGTTTGAAAACCCTTCGTAAGATGTACAATGCGATGGATGCACGTTTCTTCGATGCGTGGCAGAAAGGAGCTCAACCTCAATTCTTGATCACTCGTCAGTTATTCCAGAACTACCAGGATCACCTGGAGGACAAATCCCTTGCTTTCACACTTGCTGAAGTGAAGGATGGAGTGACTGTGATGTCTTACCGTGGCATTCCTATCAAGGTTCGTCACGATTGGGATGCAAATATCAGATCTTACCAGGACAACGGTACGAAGTTCAATCTTCCACACCGCGCGGTTCTTACTGTTAAGGAAAACATTCCTGTAGGAACAGTGAGCAAAGAGGATCTTGAGAAAATAGAATCCTGGTACGAGAAAAAAGACAAAGCGAATTACATCGACTTTGATTTGAAACTCGATACGAAACATCTTCTCCCATATTTGACCGTGGCCGCTTACTAAGCGGCTTCGGCTTTAACCTTAAAATCTGAAATAATGGCAAATTGCTTAACAGATAGACTTGCTGCGGACGTCATGAATGATTGTGAGAACTTGACAATAGCCGGTATTGAAGCGGACATTCTTCTTATTCCTCATGGTGATGTTGATAAGTCAGCAACCACAATAGATGCTACAAATCCTCTCCTGGTAACAGACCTTGTCCTGAAAGCTGGTAAAACCGGGTTTCTATTGCAGGGTGTGAAACAAACCAATGGTTACAACCACGAATTTGTACCTGGTGATGAGCAGACTCCGGATAAATCTCGCCACGTGGTGAGAGGAAGGATTCTTACTCCTTCAGCTGCTAACAGGCTTCAGGCTAACAAGCTTGGAAAAGGCGAGGGATACATGGCTGTAGTGAATAAGAAGTACAAAGGTAAGGACAGCAAAGATGCCTTCCTGATCCTTGGTTGGGATGCCGGGCTTTACCTCTCTTCCAAATCGGAAAATTCTCTTGAGAACGATGGGGCTATTCTTCTTGAGCTATCCTCTAAAGATAGCATGCTCGAAAAAGATGATCCAAAGGTTCTTTTGGAAACAGACTACGACACTACCAAGGCTGCCTTCGATAATAAATTCGCTGTTGCAGCAGGAGTATAATGAAGAGATGGCTCAAAATAGATAAGGCTACCATTTTCACCGGACATGATGAGAATGGTAACCGCTATTTAAGCCAGTTCCTGAAGGATTACCAGCAGACATTCAACCCTGATCTAATCAATGCCGGGTGCCAACGCTGTCTGGAGGACTATTATCACAAATTCACAAAATACTTGTCAACTATGTCAAAAGACACTAAGACCGCATACAAATTGAAAGCCAAATACGAGGGGATTCCTTTGGCATTTGGAAGTAGAACACAGGTGTACAACTCCAACCTAACGGATGAGATGGCCGAAGAGCTTATCAAAAACCATCCGAGAGGAAAAGAACTTTTTGAAGTTGTTCCAGAAAAGGCCGCAGCTGAAGAAAAGACTGATCTTTTAAAGCTTTCCAGAAAAGAACTTGATGCCATGGCTGAGAAGCTGGGGATCAATCCTAAAGATTACTCCAACAAAGGTGAGGTTGCAGCTGCAATCGAGGATGTTCAGAACGCCAAAGTTCAGTCTGAAACTGAAACTGGCTCTGATGAGCCTGTAAAAGGTTCTGAAGAAGGAACTCAGGAAGCTTCCAATGAAGATACTGATGATTCAAAAACTGAAGAAGGAACTCAGGAGTAATTGAATGAAGAACTTAGGTGCTGCTTTCCTTGAGATATTCAAAAACAAGGGAGCCAAATATGATAAGACACTTAAAATCCATAAGAACGGGGTAGACAATAACTACCCCGATCTTGTAGAAACTCTCATTGAAAATTCAGTGACTGCTACGCTATCAGCTAACCTGATGGCTTCTTATATATCCGGTAAAGGCTTTGGTGATGAACTGAACAAGATCATCGTGCACAAAGAAAAAGGCACCACGTTACTTCAGTTTGCTCAGGACATTGCAGATTCTATTGCCACTCACAGAGGTGTTTTCATTCACGTCAATTATGATGCGAATTATGATCATAAAGATTTCGATGTACTGCCATTTTCCGATTGTCGAATAGGCAAAAAAGATGATAACAGCTACAATGGAAAGATCCTGGTTTGCGAAAATTGGGCTGATAGCAAACTCGCCAAAAAAGCCAAAGTGGTAGATGTTTACAATCCCATCGAGAAAGTTGTTAAGAGCCAGATCAAGAAAGCTAAAAGTATTGAAAAGTACAATGGCCAGATCTACTATTTTAAGTATGGAAAAAAAACCTACCCCCTCTCTCCTATTCACCCATGCTTAGAGGATGCTGATTCTGAGAAGCAATCTTCTGTGTTCAAGAACAGATCTCTGAGAAAGGGATGGTTCGGGAAAGTCGCTATTGTGACTAAACCTCTTGTTGATGGATCCCTTGAAGGAGTAGACGATGAAGAGTATCAAGTTCAGGTTACAGCCCGGGATCATTTCCGGAATACGATTAAACAATTCATAGGAGTCGAAAATGTAGATGGCGCTCTGCATGTTGAAATGGAATTTGAAGGAGATGATCTTGAGAAGGAATTTTTGATCAAGAATATTGATAGCAACATCAATGACAAGCTTTTTGCTCACACAGAAAACACCGTGAGAGATAATATCATGATGTGCTTCAATAATGTGCCGGCAGCATTAGTTCGTTCCAAGGATGGTTCTCTATTCGGCCAGAGCGGGAATGCTATAAAGGAAATGAAGATCTTCTATCAGGATCAGACTTTCGACGAAAGAAGCAAGGTTGAGGAGATTGTGAATAAGCTGATGAAGAAATTCCAGGATCCACAAGAAAACCTGAAGATCGTTCCCCTTATCAAAATTGAACCCGAGAAAAAAGAAGAAGGAAATGAGTAAGTGGATTGACAGGACCGAAATAGCAAAGCACCGGGAAATTTCAAAGAACGTTCGGGAGGATAAGATCAACCCTTACATTGAGGATGCTCAGCGGCTTGATTTGAAGCCTTTATTGGGTGAAAGGTTATACAATGCCATTGATAGAGATCTTCCATCTCACACCCTTCTTTTGGAAGGTGGAGAATACACCCATAACGGAGAAACTTATGATCATCCCGGGCTGAAGAAAGTCCTTTCCATTTTCACCTATGCCAGGTATATCATGTTTGGCAGCTATACCGATACAGCTTTCGGCTTCGTGGAAAAATCAAATCAGGATTCTAAGCCTGTAGCTGATTCACACAAGAGAACCCTATACACACAAAATCAACAAACAGCCACAGCATACTTTCAGGAGGTAGTAACCTACATGAACAGGAAAGAATATGCCCTGTGGAAAACTTCTGGATGCTCACCAAGAAGATTTGGAGGTTTTAGAATTTCAAAGATTAGCTAAATGCTTGCACGGTTTCAAAATATCAACGCCACAAAATTTAGCCTTAATGGGATTGAATTTCATAAGGTGTTCATGGCTTTTAAAGTCAATGCTGACTACATCCGTGTCATCAATGTATATGACAGCCGGTTTCAACTATTAGGAACAACTAAGTTCGATCAGGTTGAAGTCAATGGTAACACCTATGCCAGTGCCGCTGAATTGATCAGCAATCTTTCTGATGTCGTTTTTTCCAAGTCTGCACTTACTCAGGCCGAAACCGAACAGATTGAACAGAACCGACAGGATATCATAACCCTTCAACAAAACTCTTCGGGCCCTGGTCACAATCACGATGATCGATACTATACAGAATCAGAAATTAATGCGCTGGAATTAAAGCTTAAAAAACTTGATTTTAAATCCCATGCTCTGGATGGTGAATTATTGAAGCTGTATGACGGAAACACTCCGGCGAATTTAATTGACACAATTGATCTTGGCTTTTTTGCAAGTCAGGGTACACAATTATCTACTGATGCTCAAAATAGAATTGTGTTGAGCAATGATTCAGGAGAGATATTGTCTGTTCTTAATCTGGGCTATGAGACCCGAATAAAATCGATTGAAGACAAATTTGACCCTCAAAGCGGCGAAGTTCTGTCTCAATATTTACCCGCTTACGTCGATGATGTTATTGATGGTCAATTGATTGACAGCATTACTTTCAATGCTACAGATGGGAATCCTGTAACTCCTGAAGGTGGGAAAATATACGTTGACACTACCAATAACAAAAACTACCGGTGGAGTGGTTCAGTTTTTACCCAAACCAATGAAGGTGTGGTATTGGGTGAAACTGCTCAAACAGCCTACCGAGGGGATAGAGGAAAACAGGCTTATGAGCACAGCCAAACCCTCGGCAACCCTCACAACACGACAGCAGATCAAATACCCGAAACAACGACTAGAAAATGGGTTTCACCTACTGAGAAAAACATTTGGAATAGCAAAGCCAATGATTCAGAAGTAGTAAAGACCATAGAAACAGCAGACGGGCAGATCCTTCAAATGGATGCTAATGGGAAAGTTATTCTACCTGACTTTTCTACACAAGCGGGAGCAGAAGTCCACACCGAAGTCACCTATACCTGGAACACAGGAGATAGCCAGATATTCACAGTAGCGGACAGCGCAAAGACCACCGATGTTTATGTTAACGGTGACAGACTAATAAAGGGAGTAGGGGAAGAATGGAATGTAAATACAGCTACAGGAGTAGAGATATTAGTTCCACTTGCAGACGGGGATAAATTAGCCATTGTAAGTAGTGCAACGGCAGTACAAAGCGGGGGATTAACCCCACAGCAAGAACAGGATATAGCAGATTCAAAGGAAGATGTTATCTCCTACGCTCTTTCTTCGCCTTCAGCAGACCTTACAGCAGGAGATACAGATTCTTTTATTGCACCTTACAACTTTACTTTAAATAATTATTTCGCAGGGGTAGTGGAAGCCCCTACAGGTTCAGCCCTTGTGATTGGACTTAAAAAAAACGGTACTTCAGTAACGAGTTCCAATGCAATTATCGATTCAGGGGAAACCACAAGTTTAACAGGAACAGCCCCGACCATTACAACAAACACTTTTTTTAAGGGCGATTTAATCACGCCTGTTATTAGTCAAGTTGGGAGTTTGACAACAGGAAAATCTTTAAAAATATACTTAGAAATCACTAAATCATAAATTATGAGCAAACCCGCAGTTTTAATTAGAAAATCAACAGGAGAAATACTTAAACACGCTCCTTACCCTAATGTAGATATGACACCTGTAGTCGGTCTTGACCCCGATTTAGAATGGTTACTAAAACATGAGCCTTTTCCTTCTCCTGACTATGACAGCAGAATATTTGAATTGAAAGTAACCAATGAGGTTTCAGAGGACACACACCCTGACCACCCAGAAATTAAAACTTACAAAAGAACTTATGCGACTGTAAAAAGACCCGATGAGGACATTATACGCCAAATTGAAAATGCAGAAGAAGCAGCTAACAGGCAATTAATGACTTACAGAACAGATGAAAAATTGTTTATGCTTGCTATTGGGATTTTAACAAGGAAAAACGAAGGAATACAGCCAAGCCCTTCAGAACAGGAAATCTTAAATAAAGTAATGGCTTTTGATGAGAAGTTCTGGAAAAACAACGCCAATAAAGAACTTAAAATCCAACAAGTAGTAGACGGCATAGAACCTGAAATTGACGAAGGATGGGAAACAGGAGAAAATGCCGGAGCGTAAGATTGACCCAAAGTTTAATATTCATTCAAGCTACACAAAATTGAATTTAGTAAATCCATACAGGTACGGTTCAGGGGAAGTAGATCCGGGCAACCCTAATATGCTGCAAAGCCCTAATACGTTTACAGATTCTATTTGGAATAAAAAATATGCTACAATATTATCAACGGGGCTTTCTGATCCAGATGGAGGCTTTACGGCAACAGAAATAAGTATAAGTGCAAATATAATTGGATTATACCAATTAGTGCCTTTTACTGTTCCCGCAGGAAATCAATATACTGTTTCTATGTGGATGAAACTATCATCTGGAACTGGAGGGATTGTTATGGGTTTTAACGGAAGAACTAAGGGAGGTAACAACGATGGGATGACAACCTTATTTAATTTAACAACCTCTTGGCAAAAAGTTTCATTTACTAGTAAATTAACAGTAGCAGATACAGGTTTGTTCGCTATTGTAGCCTCTACGAGTATTTCAGGAGGGTCGTCTAATCATCCTGCCGTAACCTTACAGATATATAATGCGAAAATGGAAGAAGGACAACAAGCAACATAAGATATGGCAGATAAAATATACAAATCAAAAATAGGCGGGGAGGTTTCCCCTGTAGTCCCCCCAGCCACAGACCCCTCTCACGCTATTAACAAGCAGCAGGCAGAAGAGATAGCCATTCCGGTTGTTAATTCTGATACTCCTTATGCGGACGCTGCCACTATGTACGCGGATCAAGCTAATCAAAAGAAAGGATTTATTTACGTGGTTGATGGTGTCGGACAATTCTTTTACAAAGGAACAGCAGTAGGCGATTCTACAGATTACGAAAGAGTAGGTCTTAATGATAATAATATCCACCTCGTTCCATCAGTAGATGACGGTGTATCTACTATTTATTTTTACGACTCTAATAATCCAGATGTCCTTCTATATCATTTTATTCGTCATAATGCCGTTAAAAACACCTTGGAATTTGGCAGTAATAATGGTAATGGTGAGATTATTTCATCTATGATAGATAGAGGCAAGAAGGATTGGGAATTTCAAGATTCAATACAGATTCTCATGCCTGGTCGAGGGGTTCGATTTGCGACACCTTCTTTTAATAATTCTGACATTTATACATCAGGTAACAATGGTGTAGGCAAATACGAGTTAATAGTTAACGACGGTGGCGTACTTGAGTTATGGAGCATGGCAAATAACGTTCTAGACCAGAAGATTTGGGGTAGCGATACGGGTGTCGGCTCTATATCCAACATTACCGAAATCCCTAATAGGAGTTATAATGATTTGCAGGATTTGCCAAAAAGAACATTTAAGGATTATAATGAAACATCTACTTATACCTTCCAATTAGAGGATAAAGACAGATTTGTTGTCTTAGGGGATAATGTTACAGATATTAGTGTCCCTGTAGGAGTGTTTTCAAACGGAGACGTGCTGGCTGTGAACGAAGGTAGTAATTTAGTCAACGCCTTAATAGAACAAGGAGATGGAGTAACATCAAGTTTGATGTTTAAACCTGAAGGAGACACTTATAGATTAAAAACATACGGTACTGTTTACATACAATTAATTTCTGCAAACGCTGGCAATATAACAGGCGACCTAATCCAAGAATACGCAATAAGACAATCCCCTAACGGCACACTTTGGAAAGTATCTGTAGATAACACAGGCAGCGAAGTAATAACAGCATTATGACCCGCTTAACCTACATACTACTTTTTATTCCCTTCTTAGGATTAGGGCAGCAACATATAAACAACAAATCTTTTATAATATGAAAAAGTACATTTTTATTATCCTGTTAATGGTTTCTTCTTTGGGGTTCTCTCAAAGCAATGAGCCTTTTATTGATCCACAGCTTTCAGAAGCTTTTGAAAGTATTACAAATCGTGGCAAAATCCATGGAAAGGACTTTGTTGCTTCTTTACAGGCTAAAGGACTTACTTCAATAGAAGTAGTTGACGAACTACCCGAAGGAATGATCGGTTACTTTGAAAGGAACGGAAATTCATTTAAAGTGCAAATCCTTAGCGTTTGCCTGGAAGATCCTGTATCCCTTGAATGGACATTAGCTCATGAGCTTGGTCACGGTCTTGACATGGAATGTATTATCAAATATTTACCTGACGGAAAAACAAGAGCCTGGGGAACAGATATCATGTATGCAGACGGGGTGACTGATCCTACTCATATTGTTTACCAGATCATGAACAGCCCGAAGTATTCCCCGGAAATATGGGCTAACTACTTTAAAAATGTCGGGTTATGATATACCTACTCCTAATTCCCGCCACTCTTGCCGTTGCAATATTCATTGTAGGCCCAAAAAGAGCCTGGGCAACCACTAAAGCCGCCTTCAAAGAACGCTTTGGATTAATCTTGATATTGATCCTGTTCACTTCTTGTGGTCCCGGCAGTTATTTTGAACCCGGCACTTACGAGCCTCCCCGTGACATGTACATGTACTTCACGGTTGATACGATCCAGGACGATACCGCCACCTTAACAACCCCTCATTTTGAAGTGGAGTACATGGTAGACAGTAAGGATCTCGTTATTGATGAAACCTACTTCTTTTTTTTGTCGGTTTGGCACTGCGATAACTGCAGATCATTTCGAGCAACAATCATTAAAAAATTTGATAAGAACGACATTAAAGGCATCCGTACTGCCATGCGGCACCGCCATCTATAAATCATAAATTTCCCCCATTTCAATGATACCTACTTCACAAGTAACAACTATAGCCCTCGGGTTTCTAAAAAAAACATTCACCTTTCACAACGGAGCCTTAACGGTTCCTGCATTGACTCTAGGCCCTGTGATACCAGAACTAATAGACAAAATATTTGCTAACATCAACCACAAAGATTTAGCTATTCCTGTGCTGTGTGCAGGGGTTGGGCTGGTTCTTTACTTTATTATTTACACCACAGATTTTATCACAGGTCTCATAGCCTCGAAATATGAAGCTAACGGTGCTCCAAATTACATAAAGTCAGATAAGCTTTGGTCGTCTTTCTGGAAGATGTTCGGAGTGCTTCTGGTTTTAATATTCTTAATTGTTTTCTGTCTATTGTTCGCGGTAATCAATAATGATTTCTTCTACAGTGCTTTTCTATATGGAATAGTAGCACTCATGATAATGGTTTCTCTATTTGATCTTCATTCAATTGGGGAAAATCACAAGCGGCGATGGGGCAAGAAACCTGCAATGTTTGATTTCCTTGATAGGGTTACAAAGGCAATAGATGAAAAAATAATGTCAAAAATAAGAGCTTTATGATCACAAAAGAAGACATCGTATTCGGCTATAAGCTGAATCCTGAAGTACTTAAATGCTCAGAACAGGATTTCATTGACAAGGTTTGTAAAATCTCCCAGGATCTTCTCATTGTTCCTGATTGGCTTATGATCGTAATGGAATTGGAAACAGCGGGTAAATTTGATCCTTCAATTACAAATAGTCTTGGATATACCGGTCTTATTCAATTCGGAAGAGATGCAGCTAAAGAAGTGGGTACCACTCGTAATGCTCTCCGGAACATGGATGCTCTTGAGCAGCTGGATTACGTTTATAAGTACTTGAAAAAATTTGCAGGAAAAATGAACCGGTTGCCAGATGTTTACCTGGCTGTATTTTTTCCGGTGGCCATTGGAAAACCGGCCGGATGGACTTTGGAAGCCCGAAACCTACCTCCCGAAAGAGTAGGTAAATGGAATCCTCTTTTTGATGTGGATAAAGACGGGGTTATACAGGTGTGGGAAATTGAGAAGAAATTGAGATTAAGAATTCCAGAACAATATAAATGGGTAGCCTAAGAATAACTTAAAAATTGACAATATGGAAACTGTAATATGGGTAATTGGAGGTATAGTTATAGGGTTAGTAATAGCTTACTTGATCCTTAGTAAGTACGTTAAAAATTTCTGGGACGGATTTTAATAGAACCGATAATTAATGATATCGGTGTAGGAGCCGATAAAATTTTAATAAAATGAAGTTATCAGTAACACACTGGCTAATTATAGCCGTCGCTATTCTCGCATTAGCTACAGGTGTATCAACCTATAAGTTGATCCAGGTATCTGAAAGAGCAGAAAGCTTGGAAGCCGCCACTAAAATCTACGAAAAAGATTTTGAAGACCTGCAGCAGGAAAAATATAGCTTAATCGACAGCATTGAAAAAATCAAAAAAAACCGGGCTAAAGAAATAGAGGCCAGAGATCAGAAAATTTCAGATCTTCTCGTCAATATTGATGGAATTCTTGCAACGATACCAAAAAAAGAAAAAGAGGTTGATAGTATGGCTCCATATGAAGTTGAGAAATTACATGATAAGTACTATCCAAATCCAGCTACAGCCAAAGCCGATGCCGTAAAAAAGGCTCAACGTGTAGAGGTTTTGGAGGTTGCAATTACTCAGCAAGGAATTGTAATTTCAGAACAAGCCGGGCAAATTTCCAGTTTTAAGCAACAGCTTTCCGATAGTGAATTGCAGAATGATCTCCAGCAGGAACTAAATCAAAATCTCCAAACTCAGTTAGAAGCTGAGAAAGCCAAGAAGCCGAAAAATAATACACTACTGTGGGTTCTTCGTTGTATTGGAGCTTTAGGAGCTGGCTATTTTGCAGGTAATGTTTTGTAGACAGTTTACGCTAAGTTTACGATTTACGTACAAAACCTTTGGGAAGTACTATAAAACCTAAATACCTGTTCTGATTACGGCTCAGAAGGTTCCAGGTTTGAATCCTGGCGAGGTCACTATATCCACTTCAACAAACCCTGTAACTCATTGATTTACAGGGTTTTTTATTTTTTTTGATGTTAATTAATGTTAAAAA